CCCGACGACGGACCTGATGGACGGCATCGCACGCTTCCATGTGTACGTGACGCCGCCGTCTCCGAATCGCGAGATCGATTTCATCCTTGAATACGACGCGAGCTATCTCTCGACGCTGTTTGAATAAAAGGAGGCTTGAATTATGGCAACTGGAAACAAGGTGCCCGAGCGCCTGATTAACTTCCGCGTTTACAACGACGGAAACGACTTGCTCGGCGTCGCGAATGTGGACCTCCCGTCCATCGAAGCGATGAGTGACACGGTCAGTGGAGCCGGCATTGCTGGCGAAGTTGAAAGCCCGATTCTCGGCCACTTCGGCTCGATGACTGCGACCTTCACCTGGCGCACCATCACGCCGGAGCTTGCAAAGCTCGCAAACCAAAAGGCGCATGCGCTTGATTTGCGCGGATCGCAGCAGGTCTACGACGCAGCGCTCGGCGAATATTCTTCCGTTCCTGTGCGTGTTTCTCTGCGTGCGACGCCGAAGAGCATTTCCCTCGGATCGTTTGAGGTCGGTTCCACGACGGACAGCGAAACCGAGTTTGAGGTCATTTACATGAAGGTCCTTGTGAATGGCAAGGAACTCATCGAAATCGACAAGTACAACTTCATCGCCAAGTTCGACGGCGAAGACAAGCTCGCAAGTGTTCGAAAGGACCTGGGCTTGGCGTAAAGCACAACGCCGGGGGCGGCATGAGCCGTGCCCCGGCAATCCCGACATAAAGGAGTGAATCTCATGAAGTACATCCTCTCGAAGGAATACGAGTTCGAAGGCCAGAAGTACACTGAAATCGAGATCGATCTCGACGTGCTCACCGGCAAGGACGTGTCTGCCGCAAAGCGCGAGTGGACCCGCGCAGGGAACTTCTCGCCGCTGATGGCGTCCGACACGGACTTCTGCGTCTACCTTTCCGCGAAGGCTGCAAAGCAGCCGATTGAATTCATGGAAGGCTTGCCGGCGAAGGACTACTGCGCGATCGGGCAGGAGGTCGCGAATTTTTTGCTGGGGTGATCGGCTTTGCAGAACGGTCTGATCCTGACGACGAGGTCAAGTCTGCGGCGGTATCCATTGCGCGCGTCATGAAAGGTGGTGCGCTTGAGTGGATGCAAGAGCCGTTGATTGAGCTCGCATCATGGAACAGGACGATCACAAAGCAGCTCGAAGCGGAAGCTCGGGCGGCGAAGAAAAAATAAGGCGGGAAACCGCCTTTTTTCGTAAGGAGGTGACCTCATGTCGAAGGTTTACGACATCGCCTTCAAGATCGCGGGGAAGCTTTCCGGAGACTTCGCGAGCACATTTAAGAAAGGGCAAGAGACCGTCGCCCGCATGGGTGATTCACTCGCTACGCTGAACGCGAAAGCCGCAAAGATGGACGGTCTCGTAAAGGCACGCAAGGCTGTTGGCGAAAGCTCACGAGAGTACATCCGTGCGAAAGAAAAGGTCGCAGCACTCGGGAGAGCAATGAGCGCGACCAGGGAGCCGTCCGCCCAGATGGTCTCCGAATTCAACAAGGCTAAATCCGCCCTTGAAAAGTCGAAGGCGGCTCTTGAGCGGAATCGATCCGCTCTGCGCGAACTTGACGGTCAGATGGGAACAACCGGCACGCACCTGAGGACGCTTATCGAACGACAGAATGCGCTCGCTCAGTCAGCCGACAGGGCTCGTGCGGCACAGCAAAAGCTCGCGAAGATCAACGAGCGTTTGAGCAAGGCTCAGGGCGTTCAGGATAAGGCCAGAGAAATGCGGTCTTCGAGCGCGGGCGCTCTAATGGGCATTGGCGCTACGGTTGCCGCAACAGCTGGTGCTCCAGTCAAGCAGGCGATGAGCTTTGAAGACCAACAGGCTGAACTTCGCAAGTTCTCGGACGACTACAAGCAAGTCTTTGATGGCATCCAGAAGCTCTCGCTCCAATACGCGAAGAGCACTGAGGACATGACAGCGATGGCGGCGAACGCCTTCCAGTCCGGTATCGCAAAGACGGCTGACGAGGCTCTGAAGCTCGTTGAGATTCAGAACCAAATGGCCATCGCCTTCGATATGACGGGGGATGAGGTCGGTGCTGCATACGCGGACATCCAGTCCAAGATGGGCATCAACATCGAGCAGAGCAAGGCAATGTTCGACATCGTCAACCAGATCGGCAATACCACGAGCGCGTCGGCAAAGGACGTCGTCGAGGTGCTTGCTCGATCCGGTGGTGCCCTCAAGGGCTTGACCGCGATGAACGAGAAGCAGATTGCTGCATTGGCCGGGTCTTTCCGATCCGCGTCTGTGTCGTCAGAAGTCGCTTCGACCTCGATGATGTCATTCATCAACGCTTTGTCGTCCGGTGAAGGCGCCACGAAGGGACAGAAGAAAGCCATGGAAGAGCTCGGCATCGACGCAGGCAAGATGGCGCACATGATGACGTCGAACTCTGAAAACGCTCAAAAGGCGATTCAGGACGTTTTCAAGCGCATCAACGGCTTGCGAGAAGACCAGAAGTCCTCGATCATTGGCGCTCTATTCGGTAACGAAGCGGGCGTGAAGTCTGCGGTGGCAACGCTTGCCAAGCAGGGCGACCTGCTTGCAGGAAACTTTGCGATGATTTCCGATCCGGCTCAGTATGCCGGTTCGATGCTGAAGGAATTCCAGTCCAGGGCTGACACGACCTCGAATTCCCTGCAGATTGCAGGTAACGCGGTCAAGCTAGTCGCCGGCGGGATCGGGACGGCTCTTCTTCCAGCTGTTCGAAAGTCGGCGGAAGCCTTCGTGAAAAATAGCGAGAGCGTCATCAAGTGGGTGAGTGAAAATCAGTCGCTAATTCTGACGGCCATGAAGGTCGGTGGCGCGATCCTCGGCTCTGTGGCTGCCTTTCATGCGTTACGCCTTGTCTTCGCGCTTTTGGCGAGCCCCGTCATCTCAATGTACAAGGGCTTCCTGAACATCCAGAAGGCCATCACCTTGATGCGAAACAGCACGGTGCTCGCGACAGCGGCCTCGAAGGCGCAGGCCATTGCGCTCGGCGCGTGGAAACTCGTCGTCACGGCTGCGACCACGGCTGCGAAGTTGATGCGCGGTGCGATGGTCTTGCTGACTGGGGCCATGCGGGCGAACCCGGTCGGGATCGTCATCACGGCTTTCACGTTGCTCGTCGGCGCAGGGCTCGCGGTCTACAAGAATTGGGACACCATCAAAGCGAAGGCGGTTGAGCTCTGGAGCGCGTTCTCGTCGAACTTTCCGAACATCGCTTCGGTCGTGAAGGCGAACTTTGCGATCGTTGCCGACATTGCGAAGAACGTCTGGGGCGTCTTCTCGAACCTCATTGGGTTTGTGAAGAACGTTTTCACCGGGCAGTGGTCTGCCGCATGGGAGAACGTGAAGGGCATCTTCTCGAATGCTTTCAAGGCCCTTGTTGGACTCGCAAAGGCGCCGATCAACAACGTCATCAACCTTGTGAACGGCGCGATTGGAGCCATCAACGGCATCAGCGTGGACATTCCTGACTGGGTGCCGAAGTTCGGTGGGCAGACCTTCGGCGTCAACCTGCCGAAGATTCCACAGCTTGCCGAGGGCGGCATTGCGACGCGCTCGACGCTCGCGAACATCGGCGAAGGCGGAGAACCCGAGGCGGTCATTCCACTCTCGAAACTCTCCTCGATGCTCGGTGCGGGCGTTGGGGCAGGTGGCGGCATCACCGTCAATTTCGCTCCCGTCATCAACGTGTCGGGCGGCTCTGGCGACGCTTATGAAGGCGTGAAGCGCGGCCTTGATGAAGGTCGCCGACAGCTTGAAAAGGACCTGCGCCGTCTTTGGGCGGATCAGCAGCGTCTATCTTTTGCTTAAAGGAGGCGGCAACGTGAAAACGTATGAGACCCGCGCGATGGACACCTGGGACATCATCGCCAAACGAGTCTATGGCTCCGAAGCGTTGATGGATCAGTTGATCCGCGCAAACCTACAGCACCGGAAGACGGCGTTCTTCAGTGCGGGCGTCGTGCTCAATGTGCCGGACATTGACACTGACTCGATGGAGTTTGCTGAGAACCTGCCGCCTTGGAAACGTCAGGAGGGGACGCGATGAGCGGACCTATCCAGACCTATTTGAGGCTCCTCTTCACCGAAGCCAGCAAGTCGGTGTCGGAGGACATTCTGCCGGATCTGCTCTCTTTCACGTACGACGACAAAGAGACAAATGAGGCTGACGAAATCAGCATCACTTTGAAGGACCCGACGGGAAAGTGGGCGAGCAAGTGGAAGCCGGACGGCGGTGAAGTCGTCCGAGCTTACATCGCATCCGGGACGGTTGATGGGAAGAAAGGGCGCGAGCTTTTCTGCGGAAAGTTCTTCGTCGATTCGCTCCGCACCAGTGGCTCGCCTCGTGTCTTCGAGATGCGCGCAGTGTCGATCCCGATGAACACGCCGATCCGACGCAAGATGATCACGAAGGCTTGGGAGAAAAAGACGCTCAAGGGCATCGCTCAGGAGATCGCGGCGGCCGCGAAAGTCAAGCTCCTCTTTGATTCTAAGGAGAACCCGAGCTACGACCGACAAGATCAGAAGGCTGAAAGCAACTTGAAGTTCCTCTCGCGCCTATGTGAAGACGCCGGGCTTTCGATCAAGGTGACAGATTCGCAGATCGTGATCTTCGACCAGGCGTCATACGAGAAGAAAAAGCCCGTCAAAACGCTCACGCTTGGCGTTTCGGACATTCTCTCGTGGGACTTCGAGTCGCAACAGTCTGAGACGTACAAGAGCTGCACGATCTCGTACAGAAACCCGAAGGAAAAGAAAAAATCCTCGGCTGGCGGCTACACGTCGGACGAGTACGACATCGATGCTGTGCCTGGCAAAAAGAACCCGGCCGTCATGACCTACACCTATGTAGATCCTGACGTCGAGGACAACGGGCAGGAATACCAGATCAAGAAGCGTGCGACATCAATCAACGAGGCGATGCGAATCGCGAAGGCCACGCTGCGCAAGCTCAATCTTCGGAAGATGACAGGCAGCCTTTCTCTTGTCGGTGACACGTCCCTTGTGGCGGGTGTCGTCATCAAGCTCAAGGGATTCGGAAGTTTCGACGGCGGTTTCATAATCGAGAGCGCTTCGCACAGCGTCAGC